CGTGGATTCCATATCTACGATACTGAAAGTGATAAACTTAAGTTTGTCGCAAATCCCTACGAGATCTTCGACAAAATTTTCTATGACGACACCAGTGTGGACTACAACAAACAAGATGTGTCTGATTATAAGGACAAGTTCATCAAGATCGTCGTTAATGAAAAACGGGACTACCAAATGTTTGAAACATTGGTTGATCGTCTTTACAACGTAGGTGCTCATGATGTCAAGATTGTTGAAACTCTAGTTGAAGAAGACACTGCTGACATTGAAGTATCTACAAAAGATACACTTACTCTCTTGAATGAATATATTGATGAAGTAGAGATGTCCGTAGATAAATCTGATCTTAAGGGTTTGATGAGAACTCTATATATTGAAAGTTGTAACGTTGTGTAGGCATGTTCATCGTAACCCTAGAAGATCACCCTGATGGTGTATACTCTGTCTTTGATCAAGACGAGGATAGGGTTATTCCTATCTTTGAGGAAGAGGACGATGCTGACCGTTACTTGATGATGCTGGAGGATGATGAAGATTACCCACCCATGCAGATCGTAGAGATTGACGATCATGTTATAATTACAGCATGTCAAGAACGAGGACACAAGTTCTCCATTATTACTCCTGACGATTTTTTGATTCCGCCTGACGATCCCGAAGAATGATTATTTTTAAAAAAATCCGTTGGAAGAATTTTCTATCAACGGGTAATGTATTCAGTGAAGTTGATTTAAAAGCATCTAAAACTAATTTAATTATCGGTAGCAACGGCGCAGGTAAGAGTACCATTTTGGATGCTCTTACTTTTTCGTTGTTCGGAAAACCATTCCGTAAGATTAATAAACCGATGCTTGTTAACAGCATCAATGAGAAAGATTGTCTTACTGAAATTGAATTCAGCATTGGTCGAAAAGAATATAAAGTAGTTCGTGGTATCAAACCTAATAAGTTTGAGATCTATTGTAATGACCAACTATGGAATCAAGAAGCGTCTGCTGTAGATCAGCAAAAGAATTTTGAGGCAAATGTCCTTAAGATGAACTACAAATCATTTACACAGATCGTGGTGTTGGGATCCTCCACGTTTGTTCCTTTCATGCGTCTTCCTCTTGCACAACGTCGTGATATTATTGAGGACATTTTAGATATTCAAGTATTTTCTACGATGAATGTTCTGCTGAAGGATAAGGTCAGGGAGAACAATGATGAGATCAAGACTATAGATTATCAGATTCATTTACTAGAAGAAAAAATCGATCTCCAGAAAAAGTATATGCTTGAACTGGAGAAGAAAACTAAAGAAGAGATTGCCCGCAAGGAAAATAAAATCTCTGAATTGTTACAGAATGAAAACGAATACCATAACGAAGTTGCGCGTCTAACTTCTGAAGTACAAAAACATTCTGAAGAAATGAAAGAGGTGTCTAACAGTAAGGCAAAACTGAAGAAGTTAAACACTTTTCTTTTTAAAATACATTCTAAGTTAAAAAACTGTCAAAAAGAACATGATTTCTTTGCTAATAATCATGTCTGTCCTACCTGTACTCAGGAGTTAGATGAAGATTTTAGACAAGAAAAGATTAATGAGGGTGCCAGTGAGTTAAATAAAATGAATACTGGCGTCGAAGAGCTCCTTGCAGAGATAGAGAAGGAGGAAGAACGCGAGAATAGGTTTACTAAATTATCTGATCAAGTCATGCAGTTGAATGCATCGATCAGTCAGTCTAATTTTCAGATCACTTCTCTTAAAAAAATTATTTCTGATATTGAAACAGAGATTAAAGAACTGGAAGGTAGCAATCCAGACAAGAAAGCAGAGTTCGTCAAACTCGAAAGTCTTGTTAAGAATAAAAAAGAGTTGGGTGCTACTCAAGCAGAGAACCGTAAGGATCGTGATACACTACTAGTGGCATCGCAGTTGTTAAAAGACAATGGAATCAAGACACGTATTATCAAGACGTATCTTCCAGCGATGAATCAGTTGATCAATCAATATCTCCAGCGTATGGATTTTTATGTCAATTTTACGCTGAACGAGAACTTTGAGGAGATCATCAAATCTAGATACCGTGATGTGTTTTCTTATGATAGTTTCAGTGAGGGAGAAAAGTCTCGTATTGATATCGCTTTGTTGCTTACTTGGCGTTCTATCGCTAAACTTAAGAATAGCGTGGATACTAACCTTCTCATACTAGATGAAATCTTTGATAGTTCACTCGATCAGCAAGGTGGTATGGATCTTAGTTGGATCCTCCGTAATTTCGATGATAACTCTAACGTGTATGTCATCAGTCATAGGGAGAATCTAGACGGTAAGTTTGATAGAACTATTACTGCAGTGAAAGAAAAGAACTTCTCCGTCATCCAGGAGACAGTTTCAGAACTGGACTGAGGGGACCTGCGGGTCCTCTTTTTTTGTATATACTAATAGCATCAACGCAAGAGAGACATGCTAACCCAAGAGATCAAAGGTAACCTCGCTCGCCTTCTCGCTACTGAAAACCTGATTGTGGAGCACCGTAAGGTCTCTACAGCATCGTTTGACGTTGACCGCCGTGTCCTTACTCTGCCTAACTGGGACCGTGCTTCTAGCACTGTATATGACATGCTGGTGGGTCATGAGGTAGGACATGCTCTCTTCACTCCTAATGAAGACTGGACAGAGATGCATGACTGTCCTAAAGATTTCGTGAACGTGATTGAGGATGCACGTATTGAGAAATTGATGAAGCGTAAGTATCCTGGTCTGCGTAAGTCTTTTGCTGGTGGTTACAAAGAACTTAATGACAAAGACTTTTTTGGTATTGAGGGTGAAGACTTTAACACCTTTAGTTTGATCGACCGTATCAACTTGCACTTTAAGATTGGTGCTAGTGCCATGATTCCATTTTCTGTTGAGGAGCAAGTGTTTGTTGCTCGCACTGATGTTGCTGAGACTTTTGAAGAAGTCTGTGAGATTGCTGTTGATGTGTATGAGTTTTCTAAACAAGAAAACGTTATTGAACAACAACCACAATCTGCTGAGCAACAGAGTGAAAGTGAAAGTAACGATGACGAAGAATCTGAGCAGCAATCTCCTGCACAGATTGAACCTCAGGCAGGTATCAACAATGCTGGTCCTATCGAAGGCACAGAACCTGAAGAAGAAGAGGAGGAGGAAGTTGAGACTGCAGAATCTGATGGTGGTGAAACTTCTGAAACTCAACGTGCTTTTGATAGTGCTGCTGACAAATTGACTAACAAGTTTTCTAACAATCCTGTGTATGTTGAGATCCCTGAGAGTGTTGATCTCCCTACTTACATTGCTGACTGGACTGAAGTTCATGACTGGATTGATGAGTACCGTAACAACTTTCTTGCTGGTGGTGAAGGTATTGATCGCTCAGATCGCTATGATGCTGTAGATAAATCTTACAGGGAGTTTCGTAAGCAATCACAAAAGGAGGTAAACTACCTTGTTAAGGAGTTTGAGTGCCGTAAGTCTGCTGACGCTTACGCTCGTGCTGGTCAATCTAAGACTGGTGTTCTTGATACTGCTAAGCTTCATACTTATAAGTATTCTGATGACATCTTCAAGAAAGTAACTGTTCTGCCTGATGGAAAGAACCATGGTTTGCTGTTCCTGCTTGACTGGTCTGGTTCTATGCAGAAAGAAATTCTGGCGACTGTTAAGCAACTTCTGAACCTCACTGCTTTCTGTAAGAAAGTTCAGATTCCGTTTGAGGTCTATGCTTTCACCAATGAGTTCTATGCTGTTCGTCGTGCCAAGCAAGGCAAAGATGATTACATCAGTAATGAAGAATACTTTGCTCAGAATGGTTGTGAGGAAGGCAAGATCTTCTTGCACAAAGATATGTTCCACCTGATGAATTTTGTTTCTTCTCGTTCTAACTCTAAGGATTATGAACGTCAGTGTCTGAACCTGTATCGTGAGGCATATGCTTATGTTTATCACTGTGGTTATCCCACTACCCTCGGTTGTACTCTGTCTGGCACTCCTCTGAACGAGGGTATTGTGATGCTTAACTACATCATCCCTCAGTTCAAGAAACAGAATGATCTTCAGAAGGTCAACGTTTGTATCTTGACTGATGGTGAAGGGTGTAATAGTTCTTATGGTCGCAAATATTACAATGACCATCGTGATGAGTTTTACGTTCGTCCTCGTCGTCTTGATCACAGCACTGTGCTTCGTGATCGCACTACTGGACGTGTATATGCCATGAACGATGGATGGGGTGAGATGACTAACACTTTTATCCAACAACTGCGTGATCGTAATGCTGGTGTAAATGTGCTTGGTTTCCGTATCATGGGTGGCAGCGGTCTGTCTGGTTTTGTCAGCACCTATGCTAGTCTCGCTCACTATGATCAAGTCCAGAAACAGTGGAAGAAAAACAAGTCTGCTGTCATCCCTTTCCCCAAGAGCTACACTGCTCTCTACGCTATCAGTAACAACTCTATTGATGCTGACACTGATTTTGATGTGGAGAGTGGTGCTAAGAAAGGTGAGATCTCTAAGGCATTCAAGAAGATGCTGAAAAGCAAGTCTACTAACAAGAAACTGCTAAATTCTTTTATTGAGTATGTCGCCTGACAAACCGTCCACCAGGGGTCACTGAGACCCCACCCCTACCCTATACTTACTTCATACGCAACCAACCAATGCCTGCTAAGTCTGACCTGACCACTACACAACTTACTTCTTATTTGTCTGACACCTATGGCAACGACATCAATGCTGAGCATGTTCGTTCTGCCTGTGACCACTTTGGTGTGACTTATCCTACTGCTGTCAAGCGTCTGCGTGACTTCTATGTCAAGCGTGGCACTTGGAACCTGACTGTTCAAGAACGTCTTGAGCAGACCTATGAGGCACCTGCAGCAGCACCTGCTGTTGCTGTCACTGCTCGGGAAGAACAAAACCTTGTCCCTAACAAAGACGACAACTATGTTCCCTTTGGCAACTTTACTGATGTAAAGAAGATTATTCAGTCTGGTATTTTCTACCCAACTTTCATCACTGGTCTGTCAGGAAACGGTAAGACTTTCTCTGTTGAGCAAGCATGTGCTGCACTAAATAGGGAGTTGATCCGTGTAAACATTACCATTGAAACTGACGAGGATGACCTTATTGGTGGTTTCCGTTTGGTTAACGGTGAAACTGTTTGGCATAATGGTCCAGTCATCGAAGCTCTGGAACGGGGAGCTGTGCTGCTTCTAGATGAGGTTGACTTGGCATCTAACAAGATCCTGTGTCTGCAATCTGTGCTGGAAGGCAAGGGTGTCTTCCTGAAGAAGACTGGTCGCTATGTCCAACCTGCTGCTGGTTTCAACGTCATCGCTACTGCCAACACCAAGGGCAAGGGTTCTGATGACGGACGTTTTATCGGCACCAATGTTCTCAACGAAGCATTCCTTGAGCGTTTTGCCTTGACTTTCGAGCAAGAGTATCCTACTCCTGCCGTTGAGAGCAAGATTCTGCTGCGTGTTGCTGCTTCTGTTGGTAAGCATGACGAAGAGTTCTGCACTAACCTTGCTAACTGGGCAGACATCATCCGCCGTACTTTCAAGGATGGTGGTATTGATGAGGTTATCAGCACCCGTCGCCTGGTGCATATCATGCGAGCATATGCTATCTGGGGTGATCGTATGAAGGCGATTAAAGTTTGTGTAAACCGTTTCGATGATGAGACCAAACAGTCGTTCGTTGAATTGTATGATAAAATTGATGCTGACGTTAACACGGAGGAAGAAGATGCCACAACCCAGGACTGATAAGTTCCATGGTTATGTAAACAATCTTGCCGTTCTAGACAGCGGCAAGACTGTTAAGATCCTAGGTGGTGAGGGTCTGAAGTTGTTTGTCAAGGATCTTGACGGCAACGTACAAGAATGCTACCATAATAATATTCGCCTTATCTGGGAAAAGTGAATGGCTTTTAAATATGATGAAGACAGACTCTTGAATGAGTTACGTGATTACATTTCTAGTACCTATGGACAACACTACTCTGCTGGTAACGACAGCATCCAAACGTTAGACTTGATTGAAGCATGTGGTGACGCTGAGGCATTTTGTCGAAGCAACATCCTGAAGTATGCTTCTCGCTACGATAAGAAGGGCACTGCTCGTCGGGATATTATCAAGATCCTGCACTACGGTCTTCTCCTTCTACATTTCTCTGACAAGACTTCTGTTACCGAACCCTACAATCAATGAGCAAAGTTATCCTATCTAAAAAAACACTCGATGTCCTTAAGAACTTCTCCAGCATCAATTCCTCCATCGTATTCCGAAAGGGAAGCACAGTACGCACTATCAGCAATGCGGAAAACATACTCGCAAAGTTTACTGGCGAAGAAGTATTTCCT